ATCCGCGCCGAGACGACCTCCTCCATCGACAGCTCCTGACGTGTCTTCCTGGACGTTCAGGCCCCCCGTCGTTGATGAGGGGCCTGCGTCCTGGGAGGACAGGCTGTTCCTGCGCGTCAAGCTCGCCCGAGGGATCTCGATCCTGGAAGGGCCGCCCGGCACGTACAGGGCGGCCCGCTTCCCCACCCAGGACGAGATCGCAGCCTCTGCGCCCGGCATGTACATGGGCGGCCATGAGTACGAGGTGGACGACGCCACCAAGGCGGCGCTGATCGCCGGAGGCGTCGGCGTCACCGACTCGAACTTCACCCTGATCTCGTAGGAGAGCGCCATGGCGCATGACGAGGAGTGCTGCCCGGTAGGTCCGGGCGGAGACATGACGATCGTGAACCAGGACGAGCAGATGATCCTGGACCGCACCACGCAGGCCTGCGCCGTACGCACGGAGGGCATGCAGGAGAGCGGGCGTCACTGATGTGCCGCACCGGATGCCCCACCCAGGACCACCCCAACTGGGGCGCCTGCGCCCGCGCGGCCAACCTCAAGGTGGCCTACTGCGGTATCGGCGGCGGCGACGCCACCGAGCAGAAGCAGTGGGACCGGGAACTGTCTCTGTACCGCTCTGCACGGGCTCAGGGCGTCCAGCCCGACGGGACCAAGGGCCATCAGATAGAAGCCGCCCTGAAGGCCTCTGAGGCCGCTGGAGCGGCATACGGCACGGACTTCTCGGCGGCACCCGCCATGCCGGCCGGAGCAGAGGCGGCCTGACGTGACGACTTATGCCCAGCTCGTGCAGCAGGTGCGCCAGCAGCTGTTCGGCTACGCCCTGAGTCAGGAGTCCATGTCGGAGCTGGCGGCTCCGATGACTGCCACCGACACGACCTTCCAGGCGGACGGTGAGACGGTCGGCGAACTCTCGCGCGGGCTGGTGGAGATCGACGACGAGCTGATCCTGGTCAAGAAGGCCGACTCCACGTCGGCCACCGTCACGGTCATGGGCGGCCTGAACGGCCGCGGGTACGGCGGCACCACGGCCGCCACGCACAGCTCCGCCGCCCTCATCACCTCCAACCCGGCCTTCCCGCGGGCCCGCATCAAGGAGGCGATCTCCCAGACGATCGCCTCTCTGTACCCGGAGCTGGTGGTGTTCTCCTCCACGGAGATCACCAAGCTCGCCCCGGTCATCGAGTACGAGCTGCCCTCGGACCTCTCCGACGTCTGGTACGTGACGGGTCAGACGGTCGGCCCGTCCAAGGTTGCGCAGCCACTGCCGAACTGGCGCTACAACCCGGTGGCCAGGGTGAGCAACTTCCCCTCGGGGAAGTCCATCCAGATCCTGGACCCGGTCACGCCGGGACAGGCTGTCAAGGTCGTCTACGCCAAGGGACCCACCGCCCTGTCCGCGGACGCGGACGCCTTCACGGTGACCGGCTACCCGGAGCGCTACGTGGACCTGGTGGTCTACGGCTCCTGCATGCGGCTCCTGCCGGCCCTGGAGTCGGCACGCCTCCAGCAGCAGGCCATCGAAGCGACAGAGCGCGCCACGCTCGTCCCGCCGGCCTCGGCGGCCAAGGCCATGGCCATGTACGCGCAGCTGTACGCCACGCGCCTCGAAGAGGAGCGCACGCACCAGTTCTCCGACGTCCCGAACTACGCACACTTCCAGGGGAGCTGAGCCGTGGCGAACGCGTATTTCTACAGCAACGTCGCGCAGGCGACGACCTTGTCCGGCTCCATCTCCGCCGCGGCCACGACCGTCACGGTCGGGGCGACCACCGGCTTTCCGGGCACCTTCCCGTACGTCCTGGCGCTGGACTACGGGGCTGCCACGGAGGAGCTGGTGGTGGTCACCGCTGCCGCAGGGACCAACCTGACTTGCACCCGCGCCTTCGGCGGCACGTCGGCCCAGAGCCACTCCCTGGGCGCCGTTGTGCGCCACGTGGTCAACGCGGTGGACCTGACGGACTTCCGTACCCACGAGGCCGCCACAGCGGCCGTACACGGCGTCTCAGGCACGCTCGTGGGCACGAGCGACACCCAGACCCTGGCGAACAAGACGCTGACGGCTCCTACCGTCAACGCCGGTGCCATGTCAGGCACCTTCTCGGGTGCCCACACCTACTCGGGCGCTGTGACCCTGTCCGGTGGGGGCACCCTGTCGGGGACCTTCACCGGCTCCCCGACCCTTTCGGGGACGGTCGGGCACACGGGCTCCATCCAGTCGACACTGTCCGCCTCGACCGGCGTGGCCCTGGCCTCCATCGTCACTGCGGACACCTTCGACCGCTTCCGCGTCACCGCGGCAGGTGCGCACGAGTGGGGGCCGGGCAACGCCGGCCGGGACGTCACCCTGTACCGCACCGCGGCCAACGTCCTGGCCACGGACGACACCTTCCGCTCCATCCGTACGGCCAACTCCGACGTCGCCTTCGGCGTGCGTCAGACGGGCAACGTCGATGACCAGTACCTGGTCCGCGGCAACGGGGCGATGGAGTGGGGCGACGGCACCAACCCCACGGACACGAACCTGTACCGCAACGCCTCGGGCGTCCTGAAGACGGACAGCGCCCTGACGGTGACCGGGGCGCTGTCCAGCAACACCTCCGGCATCGTCTACAAGCCGATCCAGAACGGAACGGCGTCGGTCACCTTCGCCGCCTCCGCACTGGAGGACTCGGTGGTCAACTTCGCGACCGCCTTCGCGTCGACCCCACGCGTGTTCGTGGTCGTCAACAACAGCCCATCGGGCTCAAGCAAGATCCATGTCAGGGCGACCGGCGTGTCCACGACCGGCTTCACCATGAGGTTCCAGACCGGCGACGGTACGACCGCCACCAGCACAGGCGTCTCCGGCGTCTGGATGGCCTTCGTGCCGTAAGGAGCAGTCATGGCAGGGATCGTCTCCCGGATACCGTTCGCCCTCTCGGAGAGGACGGCTACGGCGTCCTCCAGCTACGCCCTGGACGGCGTGCAGTACGCGTACGCCCTGGGCGGCATGCCGTGGCTGTCGGCCATCTCCGACGAGCGGCCCATGACGAGGGCCGGAGCGCCCATCAAGAAGGAGCAGTTCGACAACCAGTCGATCCCCGGCGAGCAGTCGCTGGCCTCCTGGTGGCTGAGGAGCCAGCAATCCTGGATCGGCGGCGAGGGGATCCTGTATCAGGACCCGTCCACCGACAACCAGTACGCCATCCGCTACGCGGAGAGCGTGGGCGTGAACCCGTGGACCAACGGGGAACTGACACTCCTGCGGGAGACGTCCCTGCGCATCGCCGACGGGTCGGCGAACAAGCACTTCCTGGTGGGCTGGAACGACGGCACAGACCGCTTCTGGTCTGCCGTGGGCAGCGTGCTGAAGTCCGACACGGGAGCCGCCACCACGACCATCACGTGGGGCGGAGCGGGCACCATCAGGAGCCTGACGTCCGACGGCACGAACTACTTCGCCGCGGACTCCACGGGCATCTACAAGGGCGCCGGGAACGGCGCCGGGGCCCTGGTCTGGAACACGGGCAGCGCCAACACCGTGTGCCGGTGGGTCAAGGGCCGCCTGATGGCGGGCATCGACAACAAAATCTATGAGCTGAGCACGGGCGGCCCGGCCCTGCCGGCCGCCAAGTTCACGCACCTCAACCCGGCCTTCGTCTTCACCGACTTCGCCGAAGGCACGAACGCGATCTACGCGAGCGGCTACGCCGGCTCCGAGTCGTCCATCTACAAGTTCGTGCTCGACACCTCGGGCAACGTGCCCACGCTCGCCTCCGGCGGCGTGCAGACGGCCCAGCTCCCCCGCGGGGAGGTCGTGTACACCATCACGACCTACCTGGGCTCCTTCGTCGGCATCGGCACCTCGCGCGGTTTCCGCGTGGGCCAGATCGACGACAACGGAGACATTCAGTACGGGCCCCTGATCGTCACCAACGCCTCCGGCGTGCGCGCCGTCGCGGCCTACGACCGCTTCTTCTTCGTGGGGGCCACGAACGCCATCAGCGGCTCCTCAGGGCTCTACCGCGTGGACCTGGGCCAGCCCCTCCAGGGCGGCGACATCAGCCCGTCCGTGCGCTTCGCGTACGCCACAGATCTTCAGTCGAAGGTCACGGGCGAGGTCTGCGCCGCGACGAACTTCGGCAACTCGGACCGCATGGCCCTGGCCGTGGTGGGCCAGGGGGCGTACCTGGAGTCGGCCTCCACCCTGGAGGCCACCGGCTACCTCAAGACGGGCCGGGTCCGGTACAACACGCTTGAGTCGAAGATCTTCAAGTTCGTGACGGTCAAGACGCCCGTCTCTCTGATGGGCTCCGTGGGCGTCTCCGTCATCGAGCCCGGAGGCGGGGAGACGTCCATCCTGACAGTCTCCCAGGGTGGTACGGCCGTCATCGAGGACGTGGTCATGGCCGCCCCGGCCACGGCTGTGGAATGGGTCCAGCTGAAGCTGACCCTGGGCCGCTCGGCCACCGACACCGCCCAGGGCGGGGAGGTCAACGGCTGGCAGCTCAAGGCCATGCCGGGCGCCGTGCGCCAGCGCATCTTCACCATCCCCTTCCTGTGCTTCGACAAGGAGCAGACCCGCTCGGGTCAGATGGTGGGGGCCGAAGGCCGTACCCTCGCCCGCCTGGCGGCGTTCGAGCAGATCTTCGCCAGAGGCGATGCCGTCACCTTCCAGGACCTGAAGAACGCCGAGAGCGTGCTGGTCGTCATCGACGACTACAGGTACGAGCAGCGAGCCCAGCCCGGCTCGAACAAGTCCAGTTACGGCGGGGTCCTCTGGGTAGAGCTGCGCACCATCGCCGACGTGGTGACCTCGTAGGAGCAGACGTGGACTATGAACTGATCAAGCCCGACGCCCAGGACAAGTACGACCCGGCGCCTTTCCTCAACTACGCCCGTGCCAGGCGCACGGACAAGGAGGAGCGGGACCCGCTCATCGGGGACGTCGTGCACTTCTGGACGAACGGCCATCACGGCTGCCGGGCGGCGGTTGTGGCCGAAGCGCACTTCGCCGTGGACGAGGGGTACGGCAGCGCAGAGGATCTATGGGTGCTGCCGAACTCGGCAACGCACGACGGCCAGCCGAAGCTGGCCCGGCTCGTCGTCCACAACGAGAGCAAGCCCGAGGCGACCTCGGGCCACGAGCTGCACAACGGCACCTGGCACTGGCCCTGCGGGGGCCACTGATGTGGCCTCCGACCCGAGTCATCATCGCCCCGGCCAACGAGGCCGAGAGAGCCTCTGTGAGGACCGCTCAGCGCGCCCTGAGGGTCGCTGAGACCGGGGACATGGACGACGCCACGAAAGCCGCCCTGAGGGGCGTACAGACCCTTTTCCAGCTCCCCGTCACGGGAGTCCTGGACGCGGTCACAGCGAAGGCGCTGGACCGTCTGAGGCCCCCGTCCCTGAGGGAGGACTGAGTGAACGACAAGCTCATGCAAGTACTGATCTTCGCCATATGCGTGGTCGGCTACGTACCGCTGGCCCTGAAGGGCGCGGCGACCGCCGAGTACGTGACCCTGATCGGCCCCGTCCTGGCCGTGGTCATCCTCCAGGGACGCCTGGGCAAGCAGGACGAGAAGATGGACGTGCAGGACGCGAAGCTGGACCAGATCACGCACCAGACGAACGGAGTCCTCACCGAGCGGATCAACACCGCCGTGGCGGACGGTGTGAAGGCGGCGTTGGCAGACCGTGAAGGCACGGGCACGGAGTGACCCGATTGTCAGTGCGTTGACGTAACGTCTAAGACGGCAGCAGCACCCGTGCCCGTCCCCTTTCGGGCACAAAAAAAGAGCCCCTCCCCAGCCGTGAGGCCAGAGAGGGGCTCTTTGCTGCTTCGGGCGGATCGCGCCTTGAAGTCCACGGCGCCAGGACAAGCGCTACACGTGCGGGCTGTTCGGCTTAGCGGGCCTACTTCAGCCGCACGCCCCCCGCCAGGCACGCGCCAGTGCGCCCTGAGGGGCCCCGGGCAGGGGTCCCATGCTACGCCGGAGCGTCGGTCTCCTGGAGCGAGACGCTGCGCTGGATGGTCTTCACGAGTGTGCGCTTCACCCTATAGATCTCCACGAACCTGTCCGTGGACTTGGCGATCTCGCGAGCGGTCCTGAGGGCCTCTTCCTTGTTCGGGAAGACCCCCTCGCCGGGGATCTCGAAGAACTCCGTGTCAGC